ATTCCATATTCTTTCATGGATATAATAAATGACCATCTTCGCAAAGAACTCAACACCACCTATACTCAATGCGACTGTTAAATCGCCTATAAAAACATAGGCGATAAACATTGTTGTCATCGTTGCAGTTATTCTCCAACTAAGAGTCTTCTGCAGTGTTTTCTTTACGGAGTCCATTCCTTATATCTGTTGCACTTATACCTTCGATGTCCTTATCGAAGTGTTCCTGTTCAATTTTATATCCCACATCACGTCCATATGTGATATGTGTAATGTTAGGCATATACATTATTTCGAATACACTAGGGTCAATGCCTTCATCGTCGACTAGTGTTTTCCAAATCATTTCCATACGTTCATGATGGTCGTATGGGTTCTTGTCGGTTCCGTCCTGTTCTCGTAATAAGATTATTACTTGACCAGTCTTTTCAAGACCTCGTTTAAATAAAGCTGTATGGCCTTCGTGCCAGGGTTGAAACCGTCCAAGGATTTGCGTAGTTGGTTTTCTCCAATCCATTCTGTAATCCTTATATCATAATATTCAGGTTTCTGAAAGATGTCGTTGGTATCTTCAAAACGACTTCTATCAATTGTATCCATCCATATTATATAGTCTGCATCAACGATGTTTCTAGTTTGTTCTAGTGGACATACAAAATCCAGTATACCAAAATCAAACTGAGACATTCGATGTGCTTGGGTTAATCTACCTTCCTTAGAGAAATCCCAATCATCATGAAACTCTCTAAGTGTATCTGCATTCACATGAGGAACTAAGAAGTGTCCTGCAAGTGTTCTCGCAAGTGTGGTCTTACCTGAACCAGGCAAGCCCATAATCAATATCTTCATAATTTTAAATGTTTGTTCACTATATCAAATGATGGTTTACCAAATAAACTACCATCGACACTACACTTATTACAAGGGGATTGTGAACGGTCTCCCCTCGCAAGTCTCCTACGAATCTTATTCATAGGTTTACTAAACCAAACATCATACAATGATTGTTGTAAAAGATTTCCTACAACGTGTTCTCTACCCCAATCGTTTGAGCAGAATAGAACATCACCATTCCAATCAACAAACATTTTATAAAAAGGATAGTGACACGGTTTACCTTGTAACGATTTAATATCTGTTTCTTCGATTCCGACCCAGTCAATGACTCCACTCCTGTTGTTTAAAATTAATCCGTGTTTCTCAAAGTCACCCCAATGCATTCTATACTTGTATCTATCTGCAGGAACGTATGCTTCTTTTATTAGTTTGTCGAAGTGTTCCATCTGTTCAGGCCCATCGTACAAATTGATGTACAATAAATTCAATCCTGCTTTCATTAGGCCTTTGAGATAATCAACGTCTAACTTATCACCGTTAGTGTTACACTCTAGTGTTGCCTGTGGTAGATGATAATGAAAGATTGATACAATCTCTACGAAGTCAGGGTTGAGTAAGTTCTCACCAAATCCACTGAAGGATACTTTACCACTGTAACCGTTGTCTGCTAATTCTTCTGCAATGGTCTCAGCACCCTTAGTTGTAAGGTGGAGTTGCCTATTGGGAAATACTGTTGGGTCATGTCTCGGACAAAAGACACATGTACGATTGCACAACTCAGTAGTATTAATTTCAACGGTAAGAATCGAATCGAGTGGTTGTAGGTTGTTGTGTTTTTTATCCCAGTGTTTTTTCTCTTGTTGTCTTCTGTGTTCAAGGAAATCATATTGGTCTACAGCCTGTATAGGAATTATTTCTGCTTCTGACATAATACGTATCTCTCCCTATCTTCAGAATCATGTACATAAGTGTAAACAATGTCATCGTTGACACTATACTCTTCAACATAGTTACGTGGGACAGTGAAGTATTGATGGTCTTCATACTCATCAAGACTATTTGTTGTTGGACTTTTATTAGGATTCCATAGATAGGGTCTAAGAAGAATATGGTCACCTAGGGGTTGTTCTAATACAGAGAAGATTAAGTCTTCTCCATCTTTATATAAACGAACTGCAGGGATATCAAACTGACATCCTAGTTTCATTGTGTAATCTTTGGGAAAGTCAAAACGAAGCAAATCATCTGCGACTTCCTGCTGAAAATCTAATTGGAGACTTACTTCGTTTTGTTTTAGTTCTCTAACTTGGGATGGACTAGAAGTATCCACCGTCCCTTCTATCCACATTGTCATCACCTTCTGTCGTTTCAGTTGCAGAGACAAATCCATCCTCTTCTGTTAATTCTTGAATTAACTTCTCTGACTGTTCAACGAATGAATCGATCATGACTGCTTTAGTATCACTGGTTGAGAGTTCAAAGTCTAACTTGTCTCCCTCATCCTTGATTTTAGATTTTGTTAAACTCTCTAAGTCTGAACGACTTGGAATAACAATCTCTACGGTTTCTTCTTCCTCTTCCTGTTGTGCATCAATCTTTGCTTGTGCGGCTGCAAGTAGTTCTTCCTCAGAATCATAAGAAGGAATTGGTTGGTCAACTTTCGCCTCTACGTTCTTTGGTTCTTCAACAACTGCTTTAATGTTTGGTGCATTACTAGCACTAACTACAGGTTTGGTAAAGTTAGGTTCTGTTTCTGTATCCTCTTCCTGTACTTGAAACTCTTCAAGACCTTTGATGTCTTCTAAATCAGGAAGTGTATCTTCATAGTCTTCATCACTAATACGTTCTGTGATTTCAAACTCAGGGCCGTCTAATAACGGTTCGTCTGTGTAACCTTCAGGTTCGTTAGGGAAAGGAACGACATTCTCTGTTGAGAATGATTTAGTTACTGCATCCCATTCTTCAGGTGTAACGTCATCAAGACTCTTACCAACTTCAGTAGAAATGTTTTCTTTCTCAATCTCTACAGTGTCAGGTCTTGTTGCACGAACCATATCCCATGCCTTTGATTTAGGTTTAGGTGGTTGTAGTGTTGGTTCCTCTTTGATTGGAGGTGGTGTCCACTTCTCCCATGACTCCATAGGGTCAGGTGGTGGTGTTAGTGTTTGATTAGTGTCAGGGGACTCACCATGAATTTGTTTTAGAAGTTCTTCAACTCTGTCTTCTAGTTGTTTCCTTCTTTGTCTCTCTGCAATAAGTTTTTCTTTAGTCAGTGATTCACGTCTGTCAAGTTCTGCTTGTTTTTCAATCGCTTCTTCAGCTTCAATCTCTTGTAATCTTTGAGTTGCAACTTGAACAGCCTGTTGGTAACCTTCCAGTCCTGATGTGACTGTGTTACGGACATCGATAATCGCTTCAAGGTCAGGTAACTTGACAAGACCATTCTTCAATTGAGATTCTAAAATCGCATTGACGATTTGTGCCGTTTGGGGTTTCATACCAACTTGGTATTGAGAGATACGAGCCTGAATCTTTTCTTTCTCTGAAAGTTCAGGTGGAGTTTGACTAAACTCCGAAGGTTTGTTTTCTTCTGCCATAATATATCCTATAAAAATCCATGGAGTCCTACTCGACTAGAAAGGTACTACATCGGAAAGTGTTTCTGTAACCTTTCCTCAATCTAATTATGTATAGTCTCTGAGGACACTAATATTTAGTTAAACACGGTGTCTGTAAACACACTCTGTACAAACTTTTTGTCGATGTTTTTGAATGGATTTGTTTTATCCTTTACTAGTTCCATCAACTCTGCTTCCCTTACAGGGATACCTTCTAATAACTGAATCCACATAGTTTCCCTACGTGTCTTTGGTACTTGTTCAGTTACGAAGTATTTAAATTTACGATGTTCGAATCTCAAAGATGTCTCAGTCAAGTCAGGGCCTGGTGCAGGGTTTTCACCATATGGTGTTTTCCCTTCAGGTAACTTGGATGAAATCTTATCATCAAACAACCATTGCAATACTGGTTTGACTGCACCGTTTCTACTTGCGAAATGCATTAAACCATTCTTTGCGAAATCTTCATTCTCATCTAATGTTAAATCAGTTTGACATAAGATTTCCCAAACGTTTGCATCGTTAGTTAGACGGACTCTCTTGTCCATCATTTCCATTTTAGGTTTGTTAGGTGAACCCTTAGGTCTACCTCTACCTCTTTTCTTCTCTGTCATAAGTTAAAATCCTCAATATTATCTAGTAGTTCATTCAGACGATGTTTCCTTAAGTAGTCAAACACTAGACCACTAGGAACGTCCACATTATCAAACTCATTAAGGATTGATTGTTCCATATCTTCAGGAATGAAATCCAAGTCAATCAGAGTTTGGTTTCGTAAGTAATTACGATAGTATTTATCGTCATTCTCAATAGAGATTCTCATATACTTATCGACCATAGGCTTACGAAGTGGAGTTTGTCTAATACCCTCATCTAAACAATTATCATTGGATAGAATGTTTGGTATCCCATCTGACTTATCACCACGTAGGATATGTTCTTTTAGAAATGCATGTGGGTCTTCACACTGAATCATCTTACTGAGATTAGGTGAATACTGTTGCACTCCACGATACTTATGTAACTGTTGGAAATCTTTATCTCCACTTACAATTAAAATATCTTCCTTATCACTGTAGTGTTTTGTTAACACTGCAATGATGTCATCTGCTTCTGCTTGTTCTACGTACATATACTTGTACGGAAAGTTCTCTTTGATTTCCATCTTAACAGTGTGGAGTGTATCAAAGATAAACTTCCAATCCATATCAGATGCATCACGAGCCTTCTTACGATTCGCTTTGTACTGTGGGAAGAAGTCTCTTCTCCATGGATTGGCTGCATCTGTGCAGAGAACTATTTGACCGTAATCACCACCATATCTCTTTTGGTAATTACGTACTGAATTAAGAATCATGTGACGAAGTAAATCTTCCGACACCTCACCATCATTCATCTTTAACTGTGCCATCAGACCTGCAATAATGGTCTGAGTAAAATCTATAAGTATCATTTTATCACTTTAACTAATAATGTATTTTTGGTAATCAAATCGTTTCCGTTTTTCTCTTTTGACCTTGGTATCTCATCCAAGAAACCTTTCGCAATAATATTACCACCTGTAACCAGCCTATCAAGTAATTTCAAATCTGTCAAGGTCTTTTCTTTACAAGTTATAAATCCAGTAATCCTTGAACCCTTGACGGATAAGCCGCCTGAGCCTGCATCAAACTGTGTAAGTTTTTTAGATGAAGTGTTATAAGTGTACAACATTCTTGCACGTATAATCTCTTCAGGATTGATTGACTCGTACTTGGTAAACTTATCTTTGTAAGGAAGTTTCTTCACCAACTGTTTAGGTGTTTTGATTCTTACCTTACGAACAGGTTTATATTCATCGATGTATTTGTCAATGTCAGATTCAAAACCTTCAATGGTTTTGATGACTCTGTTCTTTTGTGCTTTGGTCAGGAAGTTGTAGGCCTCTTCTAACTG